GAACAGCATAGACCGCTAACAGATTTCGTTGCCGTTTTTCCAATAAACCACGAGCCAGTGGATTACTCTATTGAATGGTTCATTACATCAAGCCAAGCAACGCAATTCAACGAAATAAACAAGCGCGTAAAAAATGCTGTTAAAGAATATGAGGCGTGGCAAGTTGAAAGGGCAGGGCGGGATATAGTTCCAGATAGATTAATTAAACTATGCTTAGAAGCCGGTGCAAAAAGAGTAGTATTAAACGACTTGTATTTTACGCATATTGATAAAAGTAGCGTTGCAAATTTTGTAGAGAATCCAGATAGAATTATTTTTGGTGGAGTGGAAAGTGAATAAGTGCAAACGTTGTAAAAAAAATTTTCCAAAAGCCAAAATGACATTATTTCATTTTAAATGGTTTTGTGCGGAATGTTTGGAGATAGAGAAAAAAGAGTGGGGTGATAATGGTTAAATTTAGTTTTAATGATTTATTGCCGCATAGCATAAAAGACGACCCAAAAATAAAAGCCGCTTCGCAATGCTTGGATATGATATTTGAAAAGCATAATGAGCGGGTTAAAAACCAACTTATATATTCACGCATTAACGAACTAGACGAACAAACATTAGACGATATTGCGTGGCAATGGAATTTAAATTATGATAATGGATATAGTTTGTTAGAAACCATTGAAGAAAAACGCGAGCTTGTAAAATCAGCGTTGCAGTTGCATAGATATATAGGTACGCGGTGGGCTATAGAGCGCGTTGGCAAAATTTTAAATATGCCTATAGAAATAATTGAATGGTGGGAAAATAAATATGAAACCACTTTGGAGCCGTACGAGTTTGACATTTTTGTTGACGCAAACCAAAGAGGCGTTTCGGATAAATTTTATGACGATGTGATAAATTTAATAAACTCCTTAAAAAATGCCCGCTCGCATTTGCGAAGAATACAAGCGATAATGTCTATTAGCGGAAATTATTATTTAGGAGCGGCGTGTTTTTTGGGTGGTGTAACAAAAGTTATTCCAGAAATTCCAAGAAAGATAGAAGTTAAAATAGGTAAATATATAGGCGCGGTCGGGCAGCAGTCTATTGTAAGCTATGTTTATCCAGACAAATCTATAGATATGCAAATTAAAATTAATCAAAGCATTGGGGCTATATTTTATTCTGCATACATAACACAAGTTTTTCCAGATATGAGTTTAGAGGTTCCACAACAACAATAGGAGTATCAAAATGGCAGAGCAAAGGTTCAGAAGTGTTTTTACGCCTTATGGCAAAGAAGTTGCTATAAATGCGTATAACAGCGGTGAAAAAGTCCAAATATCATTTATGGGTATTGGCGATGGCAACGGCGAAGAATACACGCCGGAGTTTGGGCAGGAGGATTTAAAACGCGAGTGGCTGGAAATTTCAGCAGGCAACGTTTTTGTAGATGAAAATAATCCCTTCTGGTTAATAACCGAGGGAATTATCCCCGAAAAAATCGGCGGTAATTGGATTCGTGAAGTTTCGTTGAAAGATTCACAACACAGGGTTCTTGTAGTTGCATCGGTGGCAGCAACATATAAACCCACACTTGAAGAAGGCAGTGCAACTGCTTCTGTTATTCGCGTTGTAATTGCGGTTAAAGATACAGAAGTATTTGAATTGACTATTGATACTAGCATAGTTTTATTGACCCGCAAAGAATTTCTAGAGCATACAACTAGAACCCAAAATGTACACGGTTCTAGTGTTGAGCCTATTCCAAATAGCATAGCAGAGCGCAATGAAGCTGGGCAAATACTCGCAAAAAGACCAACCGAGCATAACCACGTTGCAAGGCTTGCGGAGGTGCAAAAATTAAAAGCGGCTATTGACAGATTAAAATGTGGAGGCAGCAACCAAGTAAGATTAGCAAACGGTGAATCAACGCCCTTAGTAAGTGAAGATGGCGAAGAATTTAACGCGCCAAGTTCTTTATTTAGCTTGGGCGTTGCTGGCGATGCTTTTGATTTTGTCTATGGGCAATTTGCAAGTAAAGCCTGTTTGCTTCCGTTTGAAGATTTTGTTACTCTTATGGAAAGAGCTTTAATTGAAAGAGGAACACTTACGCAACCGCCCGATTGGGGAATTATTATGGAAGTTAATTTGCGAATAGCGGAGCAAGTTAATGGCGAAGAACCAAATATTCAAGTTGAAATACTTGACGAAAACGCAAATTATACAGCAGGCGAAATTGTTTTTGAGCCTAGCGGTATTTGGAATGGAACGAATGATTATTTAGCAATATTCTCTATTATTCCAAAAGCAGGTTTCTTTTTTAGAAATCCATTGCCAATAAGAATAAACAATGCCACGCCTGATTCTTCTAGCGGGGAATTTGACGGCTCTTATACATTGACTAAATCTTTCCCAAGAACGATGACTGCAAACCCCGTGCCTGATATTTCCATTGACCCGCCCGCTTATGGCGAAAATAGACCAAGCACAGCGACCATAAATGATAGCGGCAATTATTCCGTTGCGATTGCTTGGGAACCCGAAGGCGAAACATTCCCCGAAGGATTTTCAATAGGCACATTTACCTTAACCGCAAACGCTGGATATAGGTGGAATACAGATGTTGTTATTTTGAATGGAGAAAATTATGAAGGCGAATTAAATTCGGCTGGAACAATTCTAACATTTGTAGCAGAGCTAGAATCAAATACTTTCACCGACCCAAGAGATGGCAAAAGATACAGAACCGTTAAAATAGGTACACAGACTTGGTTAGCTGAGAATTTGAATTACTCTGGAAATAATAACAATGTAGGTGTTTATTACGGAAGCGGCACAACGCCGGGCAATGCAGAGCCATTCCCAAAAGCTGGGCGTTTATACACCTATGCAGAAGCCTTGACTGTTGCGCCCCCGGGCTGGCACTTGCCAAGCGATGCAGAATGGGATACTTTGGTTAATTTCATTGGTGGTGCAACTGGTGGCGGTACTAAATTGAAATCACGCAATTCAGAGCAACCGCAAAGCGCAGCGTGGAATTTGAATAGCGGAAACCCGGGCGATGGCACGGATAATTTTGGATTCACAGGCTTACCGGGTGGCTACCGCAATACCGATAGCACGTTCCACCATGTTGGCAACTACGGCTACTGGTGGAGTAGTACGGCGAGCGATGCCTCTAGTGCTTACGCCCGCCTCCTTTACTATACTAGTGCTGATGTGGGTAGGAATTCGCGTAGTAGCCCGTGCTCGTTTTCTGTGCGTTGCCTCAAGGACTAAGTGCGCAAGCACCGCCGCCAGCCGCAAGGCAAGCGGCGCAACACCAAGCGGTATGCGTAGATTAATGAGATTTAGTTAGAGCGTTTTTTAGCAAGGAGAAAAATGAGAACGGAAGATATTTTAGTAGTAGAAGAAAGCGGCGAGAATTGCATAAATTTAATCCGCGATAAATACTTTTGGCAAGTATGGAATAAGAGCGCGTTTCTTTTCCATACCCATATTAAAAAATATCAACCGCACAAAAAATACATAAAGAAAATTTCCCAAGATATTGCGTTTATAGCATTTCCAAGCAAGGTACTTCCAGCCATTCAAAAAATCGCGGAAGAAAAAGGATTCATATTCTCATTTAAAGAAGAATCCAAAGACCATATAGTAATAAGCAAAGTTCCGCAGCCTAGCGGTTACGAACAATGGTGGGCAGATGTAGTCAAGGCAAAAGTAAGCACAAAGAGCAATGAAATTTCAAGGTCTAACAACTCCGAACATCGCTTGCTTCCAGCCTATAAATGCGCCTATGATTTATGCCTGCACATTTACAACACAACCGAGAAAATGTCTAGAAAATTGAAATATGATTTAGGCGTAAGGGTTCGCGGCTATGCAACTGATTTAGTGGAAAATATGCACGTAATGACAACCAACATAAAACTTTTGAGCAATGAGAATAAGATTTCCGAATATGCTGCAATAGCCCATAAATTGCGGATAGATATAAGGTTGCTAAAAGATTTGGAAGGAATAAACATTAAAAGCTGGGGGCATTTAAACACGCAAATTGAGGATTTTCTAAATTTACTAAGGGCAGAGTTTCTTACTTCAACTCGGAATAAGAAAGCGACCCACTCACAGTCCAGCGAAACACTCCCACCGAGCAACGCTCCGGCGAGTATATGACAAGTCATAGAAATTCAAAAGAGGTCTTTTTATGAGTTCTTTAAGTTTTCGCAATTTCGTGGCTACCGCAATACCGATAGCACGTTCCACCATGTTGGCAACAACGGCTACTGGTGGAGTAGTACGGCGAGCGATGCCTCTAGTGCTTACGCCCGCCTCCTTAACTATAATAATGCTGATGTGGGTAGGAATTCGAATAGTAGAGCGTGCTCGTTTTCTGTGCGTTGCCTCAAGGACTGCGAGGGAGAATTTACTTTGGTAGATTCTCCCATTTTTCAAGAACTGCACAAGGCATATTTTGATGCTAGGAAAAATAAACGCAATACCACAAACCAACTTAGATTTGAGCATAATTTGGAAGTGGAGTTAATTTCTTTATGCAATGAATTAGAAACAAAAACTTATGAGCTTAGACAGGGCATTTGCTTCATAAACGATTTACCGGTTAAGCGTGAAGTAATCGCTGCCGATTTCAGGGATAGGGTTATACACCATTTCATTTACAATAGAATTAATGACTTATTTGATAGGCAATTTATTTATGATAGTTATAGCTGTAGAATAAATAAAGGCACTTTGTTTGGAATAAAAAGAGTTCATAGATTTGTAAAGCAATGCGATAATCCTTGGGTTCTGCGGCTGGATATAAAAGGCTTCTTTATGGCAATAGATAGGGATATTTTATTTAAATTGACAATAGAGGGATTAAAGAAAAATAATTCCGAATTAATGGAGTTTTTGCTTCGTAAAATTATTTTCAATGACCCGATTAAAACCGCTATATTTCGCAGCTTGCCTAGCGCGTGGAACGATTTGCCATTAGATAAATCTTTAATGGGTTCGCGGGAAAATTGCGGGCTTCCCATAGGAAATTTAACAAGTCAGATATTCGCAAATGTTTATTTGAATCCCCTAGACCAATTTGTTAAAAGAGTTTTGAAAATAAAAAGGTATGGCAGATATGTTGATGATATGGTTTTTATAGACAATGACAAAAACATTTTATTGAATGCGATTTCAAGCGTTAGGGAATTTTTGGCTAATGAATTAAATTTGACATTGCACCCGAAGAAA